TACCGATGCCCACCTCATTTATCCACCAACTGTATCTGTACCTGGTGGACACCTCGAGTGTGCGGCAGGCCGGCGCCACCGTCATCAGCACCACAACCGGTGAATCGGTTATCGTGCCTTACAGCTCGGCTGAAGGTTCCGCACTGTGGACCGCTGAAGGTGGTACCCTGTCGGCTTCCGACAACACCGTCACGTCCGCGACACTGGGTGCCCACAAGTTGGGCAAACTGATTCAGGTGTCCAAAGAGTTGGCGACCGATGTCGGTTTCGACCTGGTCGGCTATCTCGCGCAGTCGGCGGGCCGCTCCATCGGTGTGGCCTCGAACGCCGCCTACGTGTCGGGGACTGCGGCCACACAACCGTCAGGGTTCATGGCCAACGCTGGTGTCGCCATGACCGGTGCGTCCGGTGCTGGCGGCCTGGTAGGGTTGCCCACAGCCACTGGTGGTGACTACGGCGCAGACATTTTGGTGAACATGTATCACAGCATCATCCCCCAGTACCGTCCTCGTGCGAGTTGGATGATGAACGATTCAACCATCAAGATTGTTCGAAAACTGAAAGACACCTTGGGACGGTTCATTTGGGAGCCGTCATTGCAGGCCGGTGTCGCTGATACACTGTTGGGTAAACCGGTGTATGCGAACCCGTCGATGGATGTGTTCGGGTCCGGTAAGAAACCGATCGCGTTCGGCGACTTTTCGGCCTACTACATTCGGGATGTCACACCGCTGAGATTCGAGAGATCGGACGAATTCGCGTTCGGAACAGACCTTATTTCGTTCCGGGCGTTGATGCGTACCGATGGTGAACTGATCGACACCAGCGCCGTGAAAGTGTACGTCTGCCCCACCTCGTAACCCTGATGAGGATTCCCCCGGCATACCTCGGTGCCGGGGGGATCCTCCCCACCACCGGAAAGGACTGGCACAGTTGAAGATTCGCATGATAGTCCACATATCTGGGACGTTCTGCGACGATGATCGCGGCGCGTGGCCCGGCAAGATCATTGATGTTGCCGACGAGGAAGCGCATCGTATGGTCAGGGTGGGTCAGGCCGAACTTGTTGAGGCGCGCGAGGAGCGGGCTGTGCCTGAGCCTAGCGATCTGGTGGAGACCGCGATCCCTAAAAAGAAAGTTGGGCGTCCACGTAAAGCCCCGGAGTGGCATGACGATGACGCGGCCGGCTTCAAACCTGTTGAACAGCAATAGAAGTGAAGGTTCTCGGTCTCTACCACATGAAAGAAGGCGGCGGCCTTTACCGCATCCGCTTACCGATCAACGAACTCGGCAAACACAACGGTCACGAAACCTCTTGCGAGGAAGCGAAAACCAACGTCAAACCTGACGGAGCCGACATTGTGGTCTCCCACATGGCCGGCACCAACCGCAGCGACGAAGCGTCCCAAGTGCATTCGTGGTGGCGACGGTTAGCGAAATCGTGCCGCCGCGTATACGAACTGGACGACGACCCGTTCGAGCTCGAAGCCCACAATCCCGCGTTCTGCGACTACAACGCGCTCACATCCCGAGACAGTTTCTCCCACTGCATCGAAACCGCTGACCTGGTGACCGCGAGTGTTGAGCCGCTGGCTGAACGGATGAGGAAACTCAATCCCAACGTGGTGGTGTGCAAGAACCGGATCGACGAATCCATGCTCAATATTGAGCGACCTCACCGCAACAAGGTGGTGATCGGTTGGGCTGGCGGACCGTCACACTCGAGGGACATGGAGGAGGCTGCGTATGGTTTGCGGCGGGTACTGGACTGGTTCGGCGACAAAGTGGAAGCCCACTTTATTGGCGCGGATTTACGTAATGTGGTGCGTCGTCCGATACGGCATTCCAAGTGGGCGCCAGTCACCACCGACTATTACAAGCTTATCGACTTCGATATCGGGATCGCCCCGCTGCGACCGGGAATATTCACCGACGCCAAATCGGCGATCAAAGCGATGGAGTACGGGGCGTTGGGGATCCCGGTGGTCGCGTCGGCGGTAACCCCGTACAACGACTATGTTGTTGATGGCGTGACAGGCTGGTTGGTGCGCACGGAGCGGGAATGGGTGTCACGGTTGCGGGATTTGGTGAATGATGAGGCGATGCGAGTGGAGATGGGTGTTAAGGCTCGGCAGGTGGCGGCTGATCATACGATTCAAAAGGGTTGGCAGGACTGGGAAACCGCGTATCGGGGGATCCTATGACCGAAGTGTTCATTATCTGCCCGGCGCGGTCGACGACCGGCGGCCCGGAACTCTGCCACCAACTGGCTGACACACTCAACACCGATCAGCCCGGTCGTGCAGCAGTCGTGTACTGGCCTTTCGACCGGGGCGCCTACCCCGTACCGGCGCCGTACAAAAAGTATGATGCCCGGCCTGCGCGGCGCGACGAGATCGGGGCTGGTGCGATTGTGGTGCTGCCCGAAACCTATGGACGGCTGCTGTGCGATTTCCCCCGCAACCGTGTCTATTACTGGTGGATGTCTGTCAACAATTTCTATCGGGCAGCCGGCACTGATGCCGCGATAGAGTTGGCGCAGATCCGCCGTCACGCTGTCGCAAACCTGTATCAAAGCGATTACGCGCGCTTGTTCTGCGCGTCGGCTGGCCTCAAGTCGGCGTGCCGGCTGTCGGACCGCTTGTCACCGGTGTATTTGAATGCGATCACGAAACCACCCACCCGGCCGCGCCGGGATGTGGTTGCGTTCAACCCTGCGAAGGGCATGGCCCGAACCGCCTTGATCATTCAAGCATTAGAGAAAGGGTTGCGGCCGGCACCGAAATTCGTTGCACTGCAAAACCTTCCACCAGAACAAATACGGTTCGTTCTGTCCACAGCGAAACTGTACATAGATTTCGGGGAGCATCCCGGTAAGGACCGGTTACCTCGGGAGGCCGCCGCGATGGGTGCCTGCGTGCTGACGAACCGTCGCGGATCCGCCGCCAACCCGGTCGATGTGCCGATACCACCAGAGTTCAAGGTTGATGACCGTAAGCGTGGGTGGGAGCGCCGCGCCGCCGCCGCCATCCACAGTGTGCTCGATGATTTCGATAATCTGGTTCCGCGGTTCGACTCCTATCGTGCGATGATCGCGGCCGAACCTGCACAGTTTGTGGCGGATGCGCGTGCCTTGTTTCCGGTGAAGGTGGCGGCATGACGAACCCGTTCGAACATGACGTGACCTCCAATGCTGTTGGTGACTACAGTTTCTCCGAAGATCAGGGTGTCCCGTCGAAGCATGTGGCATCGTTCGCTGCCGCGATGGATGCTCCGTCAAGCAACCTCGGGGAAGCGGACTACCGGTTCCCTGCCGGCCGCCAATTCTCGGACAGGCCCGGCCAGTATCCGAGAGGCTACGCACCGTGAGCGACGGATCCAACGCCGCCAAAGGCTTACCGGGATACAAGAAAACCCTCACCGAAGGCTATCTGCCCGAACTGTATAACGCGCCCATACCGGCCCCTCCGACAGCCGGTCTTCCGTGGGCAGTCGGCGGATATGAATACAATCCGCTGATTGAGGACCGGCCGTCCCCGCCCCCACCCGAACCGGATCGCTATCTGCGGAACATGCGGAAGTGCGGTTCGTGCGGGGCGGCCGGTTTCTCCACCACCGACGCCGCGAAATGCCCCGAATGTGGGGCGATGCAGCAAGCGGTAACCCCCACCTACACACCCGGCACACCCTGGTTTTAAAAACAACACTTTGGAGATGGATACGCAATGACACAAGAGGCAGTACACGTGGACTACCAGTACGCGGTTGAGGTGCGCGACGCTGGGTTTATTGTGCGCGAATCGTGGGAGTTCCGGTTGGCGAAAGCTGATGAGGAACCGACAACGTGGAAGGATTTCGAGGCAGCTTACCGGGTGGCCGAAGCGGTAGTCGATATGTACGCCAGGCTGGGCGTGTCCACCCAAGCCCGGGTCCGAAAGCGTCCCGTGTCAACGTTTATCGGCGAATGGATCGACGATATGCAGGATTCCTTGAAAAACCCCGACTTGGAGTGTTCGTTAGGGGAGACACAACAATGACAAGTATTGAGCAGCCGTTCAACGAACCAACCATAAACGTCACCAACCTGGCCGGATCGTTCACATCGCAAGGCACAGCGGTCCCCTACACCCACGACAATCTGGGAGAAGAGAACTACGGCAGCGATCAGGGCGGCCCAGTGGACAGACAGATCAAAGACACGCCAGCCCACACCGACCAGTGGTACGGAGAACACGGTGTCTAACCCATTCAGTGCTGGCCGCGACTCGCAAGGCGGGCACGGCGACAACATCGCCGACCATCAGGGCATGATGCACGAATCGATGATGCACACCGCTGGGCATCACCTCAACGAAGAGGACTATCGAAGCCCGGACATGAAAGGCGGAATGGGGCGCCCAGATGTGACGGCACCACCGTCCGGTCAGATGCAGCCCGAAGATAAGGCCCGCGCCGCCGGCGGTAACCCCACCCCCTCGGCGGGTATGCCACCACCCGGTCACGGAAAATAGGAAGGAACCCCCCTCATGAGTTCACCATTCGATCCCGGTCGAGACAGCGCCGTCCCTGGCGGTAACGCGTTCGATCAGGAAGCCGATGTCGCCGACGAGCACGTCACCGCTGTCAACCAGTGGGGCATCCCCCATCCCCCTGACCGTTTGAGCGAAGCCGACTACCGTGGGTAGCCCGTGGAATGACGGTAGGGACTCCAACAATCCCGGGTTCGGGCAGGAAGCCCAACCCGACATCGCCGACGAGCATCTGTCATCGTTCCGTGACTCGTTCCGGCCCCCCAATGACCGGCTGTCCGAACAGGACTATCGGCCCGCTGAGGACGGTGGCACCGGCTCCAACGCTGGTGTTGAGGACGTCACCCCTGACAGGAATCCGCGCGAATGGCCTCAAGGCCTGAGCTATCCCAGCAGCATCCGCGAACCGTAGTGGGTCAGGATTGGTCGCTGGGCCAATTCTTCGGGGGCGACCGCCGCGACTTCCCGGTGCTGCGCCATATCGTGGAAAATTTACGGCCCGCGGGTACAGCCCTCGAATTTGGTGTCGCCGAAGGAACCAGTCTCGCTATCATCGCCAACCACATGCCCGGACGCACAATCGGATTCGATAGCTTCCTAGGGTTGCCAGAGGATTGGGGACCATACCCGAAAGGCTCCCGGGCGTGCCTGCAACCCGACGTTCCGGGCGCACGAATCGTGGTAGGCTGGTTCGCCGACACACTACCCAGATTCGATTTCCGCGCAGTGGACCCTATCGGGCTCGTTCACCTCGACGCCGACCTTTACAACTCCACCAAAACGGTGCTGGAATACGCCGGCCCGTGGCTAGGGGAAGGCTGCTACATCGTGTTCGACGAATGGCACGGCAACCCTTGGCACAGTGAACACGAGGAGAAAGCGTGGAAGGATTACGCCAACTCCACCGGTGTCACCTGGGATGTTATCGGTCACGATCAGGAAGCGTGGGCGATCCGTCTAACTGAGGTTCCGTGATGGCTGAACTGACGGCGGTCGACGTTGAGCAGTACACCAACGGGATGCTCACCGCCGACAACCCGGAAACCCAACGAATGCTGGACACCGCGTTAGCGGTGGCCCGCTCTGATGTGCGTTGGCATGTTTCCCCGGTCACGTTCAACGAAACCATTATTCTCCACGGAACCAGTTCCTTTTATCTGCGGCTGCCCACCAGGAAGGTGGTTGCACTGCATTCGATCACCAACGACGGTGCGACCGTGGATCCGGTCAACGATGTTGTGCTTGATCAGGAATCCGGCAACCTGCTGATCCTCAACACCGGTATCTGGTCGCACAAACCGAACGGTGTTGTTATCACGTGGGATCACGGATTCCCTGAAGACGCGACCGCGGCGGCAGCGATCCCCGGCTACACCGGGCCACTCGCCACAGACTGGCGGCAAGCTGTCCTGTCGCTGGTCACCAATCTGGCGCAGGTGGCGACGGTGGGACGCTCCGACTACGAACTCAACAGTAAACAAATCGACGATGTCGTCTACCGGTGGGCCGCGAACCCCGCACTAGGGTCCGTGGAACCGATCTTGGCTAAATATCGTCTCCTCTGGAAGTGGGTTTAGATGCCTGTCGTGCTGTTCGGGTTCTACGGCAGAACCCCCAACATGCGTTTACAGGCACCATTCATTCACCGCATCCTTGCCGAACATCCCGACGTGCGTTGGGACGTGTGGAACCTGGCACGCAACCAGCTTGACGCCATCTATTTGCAGTCACTGTCCGGTCCCCGCATCAACGTGCACAACAAGTTTTGGCGGACCCGCTCCTACGAAGCGATCTACCGCCAATACGCGGAACCCGAATACGCGGACTGCGTGTTCGTCAAATGCGATGACGACATCGTTTTCCTGCAAACCGACCGGTTCAACGATTTCCTTGACGCGGTCACCATGAATCCTGGTGCTGTCATCAGTGCACTCACGATCAATAACGGTTCGTCGACACGCCACGAACCGGGTTTGTGGCGCCAATACAAGGCGACGGGTATCCCGCTGCTGGACGTTCACACCGATGTCCGGTTCGCGGACATGTGCCACAACTATTTCTTCCAAAACCATCAGCGGATCCTCGAGCAGCCATTGAAGCTGGTGAACACCACGGACTGGATGTCCATCAACCTGATCGGTTTGGACCACGCCGCTATGTGCAAAATGGCGGCAGTGTTGAACACCCCGCACCCGCCTGAGATCGCCGGCCGCGGGTTCGGTCCGCACGACAAACTCGGTGATGAGGGGGCAGTCAACCTGCTGCCCCGAAAGATTTTGAAGGGCTTCACGGCGTGCCATTTGGGGTTCGGGCCGCAACAGCCCACCCCGGAACAATTCGACGGTTGGCGGGAACAGTACGCCCGGTTGGGTGCCGACTATTTGGCTGTCGAACGGGTCGCGGCGGTCTGAATGGTGGCGTTCGGTGGGGAAACGATCACCGTCGTGCAACGAATCCCCGGCGCCGTCGACGAGCTCGGGGTGATGATGCCCGAATTCGTCCGCACCGATGTGCAGGGTTGCCGGCACCGCCCGATGGTTCCCGGCAGTGCGCGCGGCGCAGGACTCGCCAGGGCTGAGAAGGAACCTGAGGTTGGTGTCGCGGTTGCCACCTCGTGGTGGCAAACCACCCTCCCGCCCTTGGATAACATTCTGCCGTTTCCGTTGACCGCGGCCGACACCCTGGAGATCGGCGGGAACACCTACGTCATTATCGGGAATATTCACCCGTTCACCGATCTGACTGGCAGGCAGGTCAAGGTCACCATTCACACCGAACTGCAAACCACCGGATAACAAAGGGGATGCGCTGATGACAGAGGTTTGTACCTGCCCTGAAACGGGTGTCGATTCCGGCTGCCCTTACCACGGCCATATCTGTGAACTGTTCGTCGAACCGAAAACCAGTGGGAGCATCACCCTGTCACCCGGCACCGCAACTTTAGGCACCTGAAAATTGGACAGCACCGCCGCGGAATGGGTCGCGGAAATCGCAGCCCAGATCCCAGAGCAAAGAACGATCCAGCGATGGCCGAAAATCGTAGCTGACGCTGCAGCCGAATATGCGCGCAGCATCGCCCCTGTTGGGGGAGCAGTGTCCCGCGACCGGCATCCCGGCGAATTCCGTGACTCCATAAAATCTGAGGACGCCCCCGACCATGACGGGCTGCCAGCGGCACGTGTCGTCTCCGACCTGCGGCAAGCAAGTTACATCGAATACGGCACCGCTAGAACACCTGAACACGCCACCTTCGCGAAAACGGTCGCCCACTTCAACAACGTCCAGGGTGTCTCTATGTGGGTGGGCTCCGATGAAATGCTGGCCGACCTGCCTCAGGGCCGCGACCTGTCCGAATATCCAACCCTGGACTGATGACTGTCGAACTTGACGGCTACTACGCCAACGACATCGAGGAAGTAGTAGTCGCCTGGCTAACCCCACTACTTCGGGCGGGAGTGGCCCGCGAGCTCGACGACCCGCTCCCATTCGCCCTTATTCACCACGTCGCCGGCCCGGAGAACATCGAGAAACAAACCGCCGACCCAGTCGTATCCGTCCACACCCTATGCGATCGGTCGCTCGGCTACGGCGCCGCGATGCGCATCGCAGCTCAAGTGCATCGCCGCATGACCTTATGGGGCCGATACCACGACCCCATCACCCTGACATCCGGGCTCGAGGCCGACATCGACTACGTCAACGTTTTCGAGGCCCCAGTGTGGCAAGTATTCGAAGACATCCAAATCCTTCGCAAGGTGGGCCGCTACCAGATCGGCCTGTCCTACAACGTCCCCGCGCAGTAACCGAAAGGAATCACCATGGCAATCCCCTCCACCGGCACCACCTTCAAGGGCGGCGGTTTCGGGACGGTCGACAACAGGTTCGCGTCCCGCGGACAGTTGTGCGCTGTCGCTATCCGCGACAACCGCGGCAGCGCCACCAACATCTCCCCGTACGCGGCCGGCACCCCACCGACCGCGGTGTGGTCACCGTTCGCGCAGGATGGCCAGTTACGCAACGACCTGTTCGCCTACAGTCTCGCGTCTAACGGGCTGTGGGAGTTCAACCACACCGCCAACCAAGGGTTCTGGTTGGTGGGCGCGTTCGAGGAGCGTTCCGGCCCGGACCGTAAAGCAGCCGTCCGACACGATGACGTGAAAATCTTGCAGGACAACTTTCCGTTCGACTCCGACATTCTCGAAGAAGGCAAAACGATAGCCTTCACGGGCATTGAAGTTTTTAAACCGTTCATGATGCGCCTGCGGTTCAACCTTCCATTGAATGACTCTTCGGGCAATATCATTGTGGAGCAGCCCGGCACCCCAGTGATTATGTCGAAGCCGATCATCAATGATCCGATTGACCGCCAAATCCTGTTGATCTTCGCCAGGAAACGCCCGGGCGGCTACATCTATTCGGTGGAGGCTTACCCGCTGGTCAGGTTGACCGATATCGGTGCCATCAAACGGTCGAAAACCGATCAGGACGCCGCAATGTTGACGTTCACGGTGTTACCGGACCCCTATTATGTTGATCTGGATCCGACCGCCCCCCTGTCAGGGACGCTGATCCCAGCCTTGTACACCGAATATGTGGGTGGTCCCGGCTGGACGGCTCTGGCCGCCACCGGTTCGCTGTAACCCTGTTGCTGCCCTGGGGGTGCGTGCGGCTGGTTCGCACCCCCAGCGGCCCCAAAAACAGCCAGCCAAATCCCTCTCCTAGAAAGAAACCAGCCAAATGGCCCAGCCAACCGACCACATGATCCACACCGCTATCCCGTCCGCACCCGACGCAGCGAAACGCGCACGCGAACAAGCCACAGCCTACGACAGCGTATTCGCCCCAACCCCACTCGAGCTCGAATACCCGGACGGCACCAGCGAGACAATCGACATCCCACCCCACCCTAATCTGCGGATGCTCGACGACGATCAGCAAGAAGCGTATGAGGATCTGCTCTGCGAGGTCGAAACCTACGACCGCGAGGACGACATATATATCCCTGAGTCGACACTCGCGAATGGTGTTGTTCTGCCGGCGACAACCAGGCCCGGACAGGTGAAGGTTCCTTACCGCAAAGATGGGCAGCGGATCAGGCCCGCATATTCGATCAGGGTTGTGCAAATCGCCCTCGGAGCCGACGTGTACGCGAAATTGCGTCAGGCTGGTCTGTCCGCTGCGGATGTGTGGCGGATCTGGAATCAGCAGGGACTCGACTTGTCGAATCGGCAAGAGGAGGACTCCAAAAGTAATGGAAGCGGCAGCGGTATGGAGTCTGTTCCCCGGTGAAATCGCCGCCGACTTGCGCCGCGTCTACGGTGTGCGGATCGCCGACTGGCATCAGCAGCGTATGAGCAGCTACGAATTCTTGGAACTGGTCGAATATTTGCCTGATGACTCTTTGTATAAGAGCGGTTTGCGTGGCGGTTTGTGTGAACGGGACCAGGCGATTCTGCAGACCGCGAATGAGACCGCGGTATTGAGGGCGGGTATGGTTCCGGGCGCCGACTCCGACAGCTATGGTGCGCGCCTATTCATTCCGCGCCACGTCCTCGAGGAAGCTGCCCGTAACGAGGAGGAATCAGAGGAAGGCCGAGAAGCCGTCTTTGGGGCGACCAGAACAGATGGAGAATCCTAGAGATGCCAGCGATTCACATCGACGTTCAAACCGCTCTGGATAAGCAGTCCATAGCACTTGCCGGCGTCGAAGCTGAAGCCGAATGGCGGGCAATCGGAATGCGTTCGGGAAACGCGTTCTCCATCGCGATGACACGCCACATGCAGGACGGCAGTGTAACGTTCCGCGAATCGTTCCGGCCGATGGTGCAGCACGCCGAACAAGCAGGTGAGCAGACCGGCACAAGTTTCATTTCCTCAATGTTCAGCCACATTAACGCCGGCATGAACACCAACATGTCTTCCCTTTCCGGGCTGATGTCATCTGGTGGAGCGTTGGCTGGTGCTACGGAAGCCGGAGCGACCATCGGTGCCGCATGGGTCGCTGGATTGACACTGGCCGCGGAAGCCGGTTTCGATGTTTTCCTTTTCAAGGTCGGTGAGAAATTCGAGAAAATGGATCGCGATATCGCGATCCACACAGCGGCCTCCGGTGCGTCCCTTGAGGGCCTCAACAATGCTGCAGCCCAACTATCAGCCACTCTCGACACGTCCACCAAAGAGGTCGGCACCGATATGGCGATCCTGTCGGGACGCCTGCACACCACCGGAACCGATGTAAAAGGGCTTGTCGGTGACGTCGAAACGTTGCGGGACCGCTGGGGATCGTTGAACACCGACGCCCTTGGGGGGGCGTTCGTCCAGTACGGGTTGGATGTTAAGGGTGCCAGCGAAGCGTTGGCGTCGTTGAACTTGAGCGCCCAACGGCATCAAGTGCAACTGCCGGAACTGATCACCAACACTGCCACTTATTCGCGGATATCCCAGGAACTCGGGCTCAGCCTGAAAGCTGAGGGCGAATGGATGGCACAAATGCAGGAACAGCACGTTCAGGTTACCCGCGGTGTGGTGGGACTGCAGACAGCGGAGAAGGCGCTTTCGAAAGAAAACGATGATCGCCGCGCTAAGGGACTACCCGAAGAAACACTGCCACAATTCATTGAACGTGCGATCACCGCGATTGATGATCTGCGCAGCCACCACCAGGAAGCTAAAGCCCAAGAACTCGAATACCTGAGTTTCGGGACACGCAACTGGGCGGAAACCCGCCAAGCCGCCGCAGATTATCTTAACGTTCTGAATCTGGTCCCGGGTGCCCTGGACGCCCCAAAGGGCTACATGGACAGTTTCAAGAATCAAACCAAGGACTTCGGTAACCAGTGGAACCAGGTCAAAAACCAGATTGATGAGGCACTCAGACCGCTCGGCGAAGATTTCATGCGCGGCATGACGAGAATAGTCGAGGCTATGGGTAAGGCGATCACAGCCACCCAGAACCTAGGTCACGAATTCCGCAAATTAGCAGACCACGCGATCCCGACGATAGAAAACATTGCCCGCAAAATTGAGGAAAGCCTACCGTCGGCGTTCCACAGGGCCGCTCAGGCGCTCGACGATTTTGTTGCCCACTTTGGGCCGTTGCAGCGTTTACAGCATTTGTTGTCACAGTTTGGCGGTCCGGGCGGTGCACCACCTGGCGGGCCGCCGCCGCCGGGGGCGCCGCTGCCGTCACTGTCCGACATTCGCGGGGGGCGCACCACCCTGCAGTATCCGTGGCTGCTACATCAGCCCGGCGAAGCCGGCCCATATACGGGAATGACCCCAGAGGAACTTGAACCCGGCAAGAAAGGGCCACACGCGCGGCGCGGTCCGCGGCTGCCACCCGAACCGCAGCTACCCATGCCACCCGGCTACGGTGAACCACCCTATCCGGGCGAATCCGAACAGCACTACCGCGACCGGCAAGAGATTCTACGCAAACAGCACGACATCGCTGAAGATCAGGCCCGCATCGATCAACTGTCCAAGGACAGCAACGCCACCCAAGACGAAATTCAGAAAGCCAAAAACAAGCTTCTCACCGATCGGGCCAGCCTCAACCTGTTAGAACTGCGGATCGACACCGAACACACTCGAGGGTTGCGACGACATCAAGGGGAGCTCGAGGAGATCGGCGCCAAAATCGACAAGGATTTCGGCATCTCGAAAGGTTTGCCGGGTATCGCCGAGAACCTCACCAAGTTCCTGGCGAATTTAGCGTTTGCCCCCGTGTTCGGGGCGCTCGGTGGTGTGTCGGCGGCCCTCGCGCCTGGCGGCACTGGGGGTGGTGCCGGGCTGGTTGGTATCGGTGGTGCGCTGGGGGCATTCGGACCACAATTCATGCCCGGACCTGAAGGCTACGGCGGCGGGGGTGGTGGCCGCGGTGGTGGTGGTGGTGGTTTCGCTGGTGCCAGCATGTTCGGTGGACTGCCCTCACCGTCCTCTGTTGCTGCAGTAGCCAAAGCGCAAAGCATGATCGGATTACCCTACGTGGCCGGATCATCCGACTGTTCCGGCTATGTGTCTCAGGTTTATTCCGCTATGACCGGAACCTCAACCCATTTCACTACGGACAGTTTCAACGGTCCCGCTTTGGGTTTCGTGCCGCTGCCCGCGGGTGTACCCATTCCGCCCGGCGCCCTGGTGGTGGGTGTCAATCCACTACCAGGAATGTCCGGTCACATGGCAGCCACCCTGCCGAACGGGGTGAACATCGAATCCGGTGGCCGGCTGGGTGGCGGCCCTAAATACGGTGGCGGTGCTGCTGGTGGTGCGGACCCCCAGTTTCCGCAGCACTGGGTTTACCTGCCGACGTTCGATCTGGGTGGCACTGTCAGTGGCAGCGGGTATGGTGTCCCGATTCTGGCGCATCCCGGCGAGTATGTCATCAACGCGAAATCGGCAGGCGTGATCGGCCTCGAAAACCTGGATCGGCTGAACAGTTACGATACGGGCGGTAATGTCGACATCCACAAACCCGGACAGCAAGGCCCCACCCGCATCGGCGGCATATCCGGGCCGCAATCCTACGGCAGTCCCGGACTGGGTATCAGCGGGGACTGGATGCAAGCCGGGCTGGCCGCGGCAGGGGTGGGTGGTATGGCGTTGGACGCTATAGCACCGGGTGCGGGGACCGCGATGTCGATGGCAGCGCAAATCGGAATGAAAGAAGCCAACCGCGCCATTCAGGCGGCAGGCCAATACGCTGGTGTCGCGGTGTCCGGGTTGATGGAAACATTTCTTCCCACCGGTGCGAGCAAGCTGGCCTCCAACAACTGGATCACCCGACTGGCCGGCGGATTGCTGGGTGCGCGACCTCAAATCCCGAACGTGGCAGGGCAAAGCTCCGGCGGCGGCGGGGCACGCCCGGAGGATGCGCTAGCCGCAGGCTTGGGCGGTGGTGGCGCCGGCCCCGGCGCAACCAACGTTCATGCAC